TGTATGAAAACTTGACAGTTGATTTAGGAGATCTCGTCCAGCAATCAATCGAAGCTACAAAAAAAGTATTAGACGGCAAAGAAATACCGGAAAAATACAGAGAATTTGAAGATATGATTCAATGTATAGTTGAGAGAGAACTCATTGAGCTTGAGCCATCAAACGATTACATTCAATTTTCTATGATGAGATCAAGAACGACAGACTTTATGTTGGTACAAAAACCAGTAAATCTTCTTGATACAGATTCATACGACTACATTAATGGCGCAGCAATAGACTTAACAGATGTAGAATTAGAAATCAATGGAGTTAATTTCGGAAAAATTTATGACCTGTCCACAACATATCTATACGACGGGGACAACACAACGAATGATGAAGACCCCCCCTCGGAGCTATATTATAAATTAGATATAAAAAAATTGATGGAAGACAATGGCATGACAATGCCAACAGCAGAAACCCAAATCCCTTATGATACTGACGGGAAGGCAGTTTTTGACGAATACTATGCATATTATTTCGACACTGAATTTAACATTGGGACAGAAGTTCAAGACATGCTTGACAAGATGTCTTATTTTTATCAAGATGACCCAATAATAATGAAATTCATTTACCCAGATAAAATGAGAAAATTTGTTACATTCCCGTTCCCGTTCATCTATACTAGGCCTGAAAATGCACAAGATATTATAGCTATGGGCAACAGCCCACAGCCATTTGCAAAAATTGAATTTCATGTATTTTCAGACTCAGAAGAACACCAACTAGCAATAGAAAGAGGAGAGTTTGGGGTCATGACAATAAGATGGTTAAAATTTGATGCAGAAAGACCATCGGAACCAATTTCTGTCTCCCCAGGAGAAAATCTCGGAGCGTTTTGGGCACTACTTGGGCTCGAAGAAGTTAGCGGGATAAACCTAGCGGGCATCACAGGGACATACGCAATAGCCGACAACCCAATAAAAGATTTTTTTGTAGCAGCTCCATTCTTGGAAACTGTAGATTTTGGACAAATCCCGATAGAAATAACTGGGCAAGATTATTTAATTGGGCCAACAATGTTCCGAAAAATCAACTTCGCAAATGATACTGGAATGAACTGGGTAGACGGGAATGGTAATTCTGTGTTTAAGGTGTATGATCCAGATACAGATTCAGCATACCCACATTAAGCATAGGAGATAATCAAATGAACCTTGTAACAAATGAACTATATCAGAAAGGATTCATATAATGGACGTTGTAGAACCAAAACTAACGCAAGAATTATCAAACCTATACAATCCAGAAAGAAGTTATGCACAATGTTACCCATACAAAACGAGTATGTCACATGGCGGAAGAAACAAGTGCAGTGAGGATTTTATAAATCTTGTTGTATACATCACAATGATTAGAGATGACGACGAAAAGGTTAAGGCTTTTTACAAAAACATACCAATAGAGCTAGCAAGTGAAGTAGAAAAATCAGCCTATTCCCTGAAGCATCTAATGCATGGTACAGATATAAAAGAAAACATCGATCTTGCAAAAAAAAGAGTTGTATGCCCCACAAAAGAAAAAAGAGATTATATTGAATTTTCAATGATGAGATCTAATTACGATATGAATATGATCGTTCAAAAAGAAAAAGAAAAACTAGAATATTCAGAATGGGATGATGATGAGAAAAAGGCGATTATAGACTTAACAGATGTGGAACTGGAAGTCAATGGAGTTAATCTCGGAAAGATATATGATTTACCGGAGCGGTATCTTTCGAATACTTGCACGACAGATACCGAGATAACTTATCACGAAGATTATTACATTTTAGACCTATACAATATAGCGTTAGATTTGCAAATAACACTACCGGATGCTGAGAAAGAAATTAGTTACCAGCCTCAAGCTCAATCCCGCTTTTGGACAGACTGGCTTTTGGTTAATACAAATCTATCATGGAGCGAACGGGATGACGCTCTACAAGAAATCAAAAACTACATAAGGAGCATGGGCTGGTACTATGACCCAGACCCAATAAAGATGAGGTTCATTTATCCAGACAAAATGAGAACATTCAGATTGTTAGCGCAGGTGCCTACGGACAGAGAATATCCATCTACTATGCCGGAATTGTTAGCACAAAGAAACGTAAAACTTCCATTTGCTCGAATTGAGTTTCATGTTTTTTCTGATTCAGAAGAACATCAAAAGTGTTTCTCAAATGAATCAAGTCAGATAGTACCATTTGGAGATTTTGCAACACGATGGTTGATTCTTGATGCAGAACGACCATCAATGCCAATATTAACAAAAGACACTATTGGTAAAGAACAATTTCGGGAATCATTTGGGCTTGAAGAGGTACGAGGACTAAACTTATTAAACGTAAAACAAGACGATGCACCATTGTATGAAATAATTGACCTCTTCGATGGTTGGTTCAAATTCGCACCATCATTAAGAAAACTAGACTTCGGAACAATGATGATTAACGATACAGATAAAAATGGAATAAATACTAGTTGGTATGAGGTAACAACAGATGTTCCACTAGACCTCTCAACTAGTCCAGACATAAAATGGTATGATTGTAAAGGAACACCGATCTTCTCTCCGCCTGACGCGTACCAGGGATCATCGTAACGAGCAATAAGCTAACAGAGGAAAAAATATGAGTTATGCAATAAGTGGAAGCACCGTACAACAATCAGGAACAGATGCTAACTTCTCTGGCCTTGAAGGGTTAGCCGGAGTAACAGTATTTAAGTCCAATGGGAGAACAGTTTACCAATTGGATAATCTAGGCATGGAGATCAATGGTACAGTAGATCATGATCCAGAATCAGAAGAACTTGTATTTGTAAACTATGGAAATATCAAGACATTTGTGGTCAAAGGAACATATAATCTCGGGCTTGAAATTGATGTTGGAGCTGACGAGAACCGATTCAGCTCTGGTACCGCAATCCGTTTCACTCGCAACAGTGACAGTACATATTCAGAAGATAGCTCAGACATCTACATAGATACTTCGGGGACCATGAATTGGCGTGGCGGTACGATATTTAGTAAGCGACAATTCGCTATCTATGGACATTTCAATACGTTCAGCCAGAATGCAAAACTAATTGGACAGCACACTGCTGACTTTCAAATCCGTCAACGAAGCGGTTCAACGAATATCAATGGCTGGGTAACAAATGGGTACATGCTTGCGATGATCACCAATGCAGCACAAATCAAGGGGTTCAAGCCGTATGCACACATTGGGTTGTCGATACTCACTCCATCAAGTGCAAGCCCAAGTAATGTATTTATGACGGTGGAGGACTTTGACTCATCAGGAGATACGGGTCGAATCATCTCATTTTGGTCATCAAAATGGATGAGACTTGTCAATAACCTGAAGGGAACAGATGTTCTGTGTGAAGGTCTCCTGCCGAACAATGGAAACAACAAAGGGCTCGCAGAGTTCACAAAAGCGATCAAGTTTGAATATACAGACCTTGACGGAAACGTCTTGACAGGGATCAAGAATTACAGCAAAGATGTCGATGGCGGACACAGACTTGCAGCAGGACAAATTAATAGCAATCCAGATTACATAGCAGATCGTATCTATGAAGGAACAAGTGACGCAAATGGGGTTGTTGATCATCCATCTGTATTACTCGGAGTAGTATGGAGAACAACCGGAGGACACGCTGAAGACAATAATGTATACGATTACAGAGGTAAGAATACAGACGCAACAGATATTTTTCAATTCTCATCAATTGAGTATATGTATGCAATCAAAGTACAAAATGTCCCAATGAAAGGCACTGGATATATCTCACTGAATACACCATTGCTTCCAGACGTAAAAATAACAGAAACAAACAAAAGCGTAGCAGAGGCATACACCACCTTTGAAACAGCCCAAAGAATATACGACTATCTCAAGGCAGAGCTGTATAACAATTTCCAAGGAGAAACAGAAACCATAGTTGACAGGGCAGGAGACCAGCTAAATGTTAGGGGCAGAAACTTCACTGTTGACAACACGTTGCAAGATGCAATTACATATGATGATCAAGATATGGCAATCAATGTTCTTAGCTACGAATCTGGCGTAGCTACAACTGGGGATACAATTTTCAACGCAGGATCATATCCAGCTGGAGGAACATTTGATTGTGATGTCTATCTAAACGAGGTTCCAAACAAGGCTGGTTCTACCCTTGAAAACGTCACTATCAATGGAGACCTGCATATCAATGTTCCAAATGATGAAAGTTTCGTATTTAGCAATGTGCAGGTGACAGGATCAACATACAATGACAATGCATCAAAAACATTATCCATAAGCCTAAAGAATGGATCGCAAATTACACCAGACAATCCCGGAGATGGACCAGGGCAAATAAGTTCAATGGAAGCAGTAGAGATAAGTGTTAATGTTGTTGACTCCCTTGGGGTTCCAGTAGAGAATGCACGTGTGTACATCGGAGACACCCTTGCAACTGAACTGGCTAATGAGCTAACGGATGCAAATGGGAACATGACATACATGTATTCGGGAGTGGGAACAAATGCTATATTGAATGTGCGAAACGAAAAATATGCACCGTACTCTACAACAATAGACCTCACAAAAGATAATACTCTCAATGTGACGTTAGCTGGGGTTCCCCAGGTAACAGATGAAGCAAGAACAGACATAACAATCGACTGGACACAGAGTCCACGCATTATTACGATTGCCAAGCCAAGCACAGAATGTACTATGCAGGAACTATTGGACACGCTTAGCGTGGAGCAAGCCAAAGAGGCGAACATGAAAGAACCCCCCATTGCATCAGCATCAGGAAAAGAAGATATTGGTGCAGGAGAAGCAACAGGGCTTACCGTTAAACTCCTAAATGCTCAAGTAGAATTTGAAGGAAGAATGGCATGGACAGCATGTAGTTTGCTTGGAGGGAACCTATTGGCTCAAGATGATCAAGGCAACAACATGATGTCTGTACACAGTACGCCATATGTAAACATCATTAAGAGCCTAAGTACATCAGCTACTATTAAAAGCGTTGGGACTGGGCTAACTGAGGAAGAACATGATGCGCTGATGGATGCAATAGGACTCACACCAGAAGAACACAATGTGCTCATGGATAGTATTGGTCTTACGGATGAAGAACATGAGGCACTAATGAATGCTATTGGACTTACAGATGAAGAACACGATGCATTAATGAATGCAATTGGATTGACCCCAGAAGAACATCACGCTATAATGAACCTTGCGAATGACACCGCAGATAGCCTATTTAACAGGACAGTATCATGCTGACCTTTGCTCAATGTTTATGCAGGCAAAGCGGACTATCAAGCGGAACACTGTTCCAACACATAATGGAAATGTCCAAAGGACATTGCAGTGGATTCACTGAGGCAGTAGCAGATGATCATGAAGTTACCATTGTAGATGGTGTCGTTGAAATAGAAGAAACACCAATACTAATAGATTTAGTTCCAAGTGGAATAGAAATAACCAAGGAAGAAATAAATGGGATTTGTTAAAAGAGAAAAGAGTATTGTAAAATACTCTGAAGAAAGTATTTCGGAAGCAATCCATCGAAAAGATGGAAAGCCCTGGGAAGTGCAGTACAATGCTAAATACTCCATGTACAATTCAGACGGAAGAATGGTTGCAACAGGGCCATTACAGAGAGCAGTAGACGATGCATCTTTCAAACTATTTGTATCAAAAGAAGAAACAAAAAATCTTGAAGGGAACCATCTCTTGCTTGTAGAACTGGAACATTGTGATATAAATGGGATGAGTGAAGTTATCGCCTCTTTCGATATAGATTTCAAACGACGACTTAGCAAAATATCTTAAAGGAAATATAAATGATTGATACATCATGGACAAACCCACCAAAAATAGAAGACCTTGAGCTAGACATCAGGGATGCCTCAGACAGCTTCCTGCACAGAATTGAAAGAGTTGATAGCTGGTTAAGACAAAGAGCAGCAGAACTCAAAATCAAAGTGCCAAAAGGCAGAAGTAGGATGTCTCCAAAACTCATCAGGAAACAATATGAGTGGAGATACCCAAAACTTGCAGACCCATTTTTGTCAGACGATGATATGTTCAAGGTCAGTCCAAGAACAGCAGCAGATGTTAGTGCTGCACAAGCAAATGAACTTATTCTGAACAAACAATTCTCAGCAGACATTGAACGACAAAAATTTGTAGACGAACTAGTGCAAACAGTAACAGACGAAGGCAGTGCATTCGTATTTGTCGGGTGGGACTTCCAACAACATGAAGTCACAAGAATACGACCAATCATAAAACGAACACCAAAGTGGTCAAATCCTGACGAGCAACAACAACTACTTGCCCAACTAGAGGCTGGGAACATTCAAGAAAGCGATATGTACAATGAAGAACTTCTCGACGAACGAGAAGTAACCTCAATTGAGACTACCATCAACAAGCCAAAACTTGAAGTAGTCGAATACGATAAAATCATGGTAGATCCGAATTGCAAGGGAGACCTGTCAAAGGCAAAATTTGTAGTTCATAGACCAATGGTATCAATTTCTGATCTTATGAAAGATGGCAGATATGAGAATCTAAAAGAACTATTGGCACAAATCAGGCTTGACCAGCTCAACACCGACTACGACAATGGACTGTATGTAGAACCAGAAGAATTTAACTTTGCAGATGCAGCAAGAAAAAGATTCAGACTCACACAATATTATGGAGAGTGGGATGTACATGGTGATGGAAAAACAACACCAATCATTATTGAATGGGTAGGAAAAACAATAGTAAGAATGGAGGAAAACCCGTATCCAGATCAACGACCACCATTCGTACTAATATCATTCATGCTAGACAGAAGTAGCCCTTATGGTGGAGAACCCGATGCTGAACTAATCGGGGACAACCAAGATATTGTTGGAGCAATCACTAGAGGAATCATCGACACTCTAGCCAAAAGTGCAAACGGACAAACTGGCACAGCAAAGGGAGCACTAGATCCAATAGAGAAAATAAAAATGCAACGTGGTGATGACTTTGAGTATAACCCAACAATGGATCCACGAACAGCATTTCACCAATTCCAATTCCCAGATATATCTAATTCAACAATGAACATGATCAACTGGCAACAAATGGAAGCAGAATCTATCACTGGAACAAAAGCATTTTCACAAGGAATTTCAGGCAACTCTCTTGGTGAGAGTGCAACGGGGGTTCGTTCAGTCATGGATGCAACAGCACAGCGAGACCTAGCTATTATTCGTAGAATAGCAGATGGACTGGTCGAGATTGCACGAAAGATTACAGCGATGAACGCGGTAAACCTCACAGACAATGAAGTGGTAAAGATCACAGACAATAAGTTCATAACAATCCGTAGAGACGAGCTAGCTGGGGACTTTGATCTCAAGATTGATATTTCAACACCAGAGATGAGAACAGCTGCTGCCGAAGATTTGAAGATGCTACTTCAAACAATGCCAAACGCAGATTTGTCGTTCACAAAGATCATATGGGAAGAAATCGCTAAACTCAAGCGACGACCTGCACTCGCATTGGCAATAGCAAACTACGAACCACAGCCAAACCCTGCACAGGAAGAAATCTCAAAACTGCAAATCGAGCTGCTTAAAGCACAAATTGCAAATGAGCAAGGCAAAGCAAACGAGAATAACGCTCAGTCTGTTCTCCATGAAGCCAAAGCAGAAGCAGAAAAAGCCAAAGCTGGAAACATTTCAAGTAACACAGACATTCTTGATCTTAAGTTCCTCAAGGAACGTTATGGTGTTGACCATAAAAACAATATGGAGTCAGCAAAGCTTGCGCATGAACAAGCACTTGAAAAAGAGCAAACAAAATTTGAGCTTGATCTTGGAAAACTGGGAGCAGCTCATATGGTAGATGTAAACAACCATCAAAGAGAAGAAGGTGATGGAGACTATGATGAAGATGACATAAATGTAGGTGGGGGTTCTCAATTACAAAACATGGACACCCCAACTGAAAACGTAAAAGACTATTTACGGAAATAAAAGAAAATATGCTATAATCGTCAACGAACAACAACAAAAAGGAAAAAACATGGAAAACAAACAGAAGGCAATGGAAGAAATTGAATTGTCAGTAGCTCATGCTACAAAATTGAAAGAACTGAAAGACGCAATCTTGCGATTGCAAAAAAACAGAGACTTTAAAAAAGTATTCTCAACAGAATTGTTCCAAAAGGAACCAGCTCGAATCACAGCTCTTCTAACTGACCACAATATGCTTGATCAAAGAAACCTTTTGATTGAAGACCTTATGGTTATATCAGGGGTTCAAACATGGATTAGAAGTAAAGTTGCACTAGGTGAATCAGCAGAACGATCAATTGGCGAAGCACGTAAACTTTCAGAAGAAATAGAAGAAGAGGACTAAAAAATGAAAATGATTGAATACAGCATACTTTTTGCAATGTCACTTTCAGCTATATCGTTCTCAGCAGCAGACGACGACGATCTCCTGTCAATGTCAGATGAAGAAATTGAACAAATGACAGAACCCCCACTAGAGCCAGATGCCTCGGGGGATGATCAAGAAGAAGAGCAAGAAGAACAAGAAGAGGAACAAGAAGCACAAGAAGAAGTAGTCGAAAATGATGCGACAGAAGAAGTAGAAGAAACAGAAGAAGTAGTAGAAGAAGAAGAAGAGGGAGAAGAGGAGAGTGTTGGGAACAATACTCAATTTGATCCAAATGTTTTCCTCTCGCCTTTAAGAGCTTCTGGTAGAACAGTAGAATTGAGAGACGCAGAACACCTTCGAGCATTAGCTCAAATGGGTGTAGATTACAACAAAAAGATGCAAGGACTCAAGCCATATTTGCCGACGGTTAAAGCGTTAGAGGCAAATGGACTAATGGATCCAGAGCAAATCAATTTATTGATTGAAATATCAAAAGGTAATCCTGAAGCACTACGAAGAATTATTGCCGAGAAAGAAATTGACCCAATGGAACTTGCTGATCTTGAAGCTATTAGCGAATCAGCACAGTACGTTCCAGAGGATGTTCTTCCCTCTCAAGAGCAACTTGAACTTCAAGAAGTGCTTGAATCAATTGAAGATACTCCAACATATAGGAAAACAGTAGATCTATTCACGGACCAATTTGATGAGAAGTCCCGTAGTATCGTAGCGGAAAATCCAAGTTATATTGCTGCAATGAATGAAGATATGCAGAGTGGTGTAGCACACAGAATATTGGGAGAAATCGAATACCGTAAAACGGTAGGGAAAGCTCCACGAGGTGTAAGCGACATCGAACTTTACATACAGATTGCACAAGAACTTAGTACCGATAATACGAATACTGCCTCTCAGGAACATCCGAAACAAGATTTAACTGATCAGCACAATAAACGAAGACAAGGTATGTCGAAAACAAAAACGACCAATACCAGAACTCAAAGAAAACTATCAGAATATGACGTGCTCAACATGAGCCCAGAAGAATTCGAGGCATATGCTTCAAATATAAAACTATAAATTTAAAGGTATAAAAAATGAAAAAGGTACTTTATGGTGTATTGAGCATAACCGCTCTTACTGCCAAAGCAACAGCTGGTGCATTTAACCGTGTAACCAACGACTCTCAGCAATCATATGGGAACGGCAATAACTCATCGATTGGTCCACAAATCAACCAAGCGTATTTCCAAAGAAAAGCTCTCGTAGAGGCACAAAAGAAAAAAGTATTTAGTCAGTTGGCTGATACCACTGCTATGCCAAAAAACTACGGAAAGACAATTAAGCAGTATCACTACTTGCCTATCCTCGATGATCGAAACATCAACGACCAAGGATTGGATGCTACTGGCGCAGTCCTCGCAAACGGAAACCTCTATGGTTCCAGCAAAGACATGGGTACCATCGTTGGCAAAATTCCTGTACTGACTGAAAACGGTGGACAAGTCAACCGTGTTGGATTCACCCGTATCGAAATTACTGGCAGTCTCGCTAAGTTTGGTATCTATGAAGCATACAGCCAAGAGTCTCTCGACTTTGACACTGATGCAGACCTTGAGATGCACATTCACCGTGAGATGCTCTATGCTGCCCATGAAATCACTGAAGATCAGCTCCAAGCTGACTTGCTGAATGCTGCTGGTGTAATCCGTTATGGGGGTTCTGCTATCGCAGACCCAGAAGTGACTGGTAACAGCGCTGACGTGATCTCTGTTCCTACCTATGAGGGTCTCATGAAATTGTCAACTACCCTTGACGAAAATAGAACCCCCAAGAACACAAAGATTATCACTGGTACTCGTCTGATCGATACTGAAACAATCAACGCTGCTCGCGTCATGTTCATCGGATCTGAAGTTCTCCCTACGCTTCGTCGTATGAAAGATCTCCACAATGAAAAGGCCTTTGTCGAGGTGCGCAAATATGCTGCTGCTGGTAAAGTCCTCAACAACGAAGAAGGTGCCATTGATTCATTCCGAATCGTAGTCGCTCCTGAAATGATGCATTGGGCTGGTGCTGGTAAAGCAGATGATGGTTCAAATGCTGGATACCGTACAACTAATGGTAACTATGACATCTTCCCTATGCTTGTTGTAGGAGATGAGTCGTTCACCACTATCGGGTTCCAAACATCTAAGAAAGGTACCAAGTTTAAAATCAGTCACGTTCCTCCCAAGGCAACAACTACTGATCCTTACGGGGAAACTGGTACTTATAGTATCAAATGGTACTATGGCTTTATGGCATTGCGTCCTGAGCGTATTGCCCTCTACAAAGTCGTAGCTGAGATCTAATCACCTGAGAGCCCCATGTTGGGGTTCTCTACATAATTAGCCAGAAAGGATATATGATGGCATATTTTGATGGAATCAAGAGACTACAAGTAGGCTCTGATGGCGGACTGGACACCAATGGTGCCAAGGTAGCTGGGGTAGGACATGATGTTAATGTGTACTACAATATTGAAACTGAACGTTTCGAAGAGAACAAAGATGAGTTTAAGTCACCTGGGGCAGGAGCAGCAGAAGACAACATAACTATCTTTGAAGATGGAGAATGGGTTCAAAATGCACCAGAGACATTAGCAAGCAATGACAATTATGTATTTATTGCACAAAACCCTGAGTGGGAAGATGTAAAAACAGACACAGATGGTGATGGCGTTGCTGACATTACAGACAACTTTATGTCTGACATCAGGTCTAAGCATCTCCCTATATAATAAAAGGATAAGTAATGGCCTATTTTGATGCTTTAAAACAAGTGCAGGTAAGCTCAGATGGGGGAGTAAAAGGGAACGGGGACAAAGTTATTGGGACTAGAAATGAATTTCAGTTTCTTCATAACATAGAAGAAGAAAGACTATTTTCAGTCCGCGATAACCTTTTCCGTCAAAAAAATAGAGCAGGGGACACAGAAGAATTGCCCCAAGACTGGAATGTGTCAAATATGCAAGCACTATCAAATTGGGATGAAGATATTGATGCTATGGGCGATGTAATGGAAAAAAATAACAACCATGTAAATATACTTCAAAATCCCAATTGGGAAGATGTAGCGAGTATGGATTCTAACGGGAACATAACTGAGGTGTACCCAATGGCGAAAATAAGAGCTGAATTGTTTAACAATGAAGGCATATAAAACCTATTCTAAACCATAGCAAATTGCAACCGCGTAGCGGTTGCAATCCAATACAATAAAAAGGAACAGAATGACAAGAGATGAACTGAAAGAAAAGGCAACGAAACTGGATATTATGTTTCCAGAAAACATAAAAACAGAGAAGCTCAAAGGGCTTATTGCAGAAAAAGAAGCTGGACAAGAACCAGTAGAAACACCAGTAGAAGAAGACACTGAGTCTCTCAAAGAGCAAATGAGAGCTGAAATTAAGGCAGAGCTGGAAGCCGAGTTTAAGACTAAACTAAACAAGCGCATTGAAGACATCGAGATTAAGACAGTTGCATTTGGACGAAACAAAGCAATCTCTCCAGCAGAAGTAGCTAGACTTCAAAAAGAAGCAATGAGTCTTATGAGAGTCAATGTGATTTGTAATGATCCCACAAAACAAGCGTGGGAAGGCGAGATTATCTCAGCAGGAAATGATGTGATTGGTGATGTCAAAAAGTATGTGAAGTTCAATACATCACAGGGGTACTATATTCCCAAGATCATTTACAATGTACTGAAGACAAAAAAAGTAACCATCTTCAAGCAGAAGAAAACACGAGATGGAAAACAAGTAACAACTCCAGTGCTGATCAACGCATTTAACATTTCAGAACTCCCAATACCAACTCAAGCAGAACTTGATGAACTGGCAAGGGAACAACGAATCGCAGAGCTACAAGCAGACGCATAAAGATACAGAGCCCCTCACGGGGGGTTCCAGTATCTTCATAAAATAGGCTGACTCATGTATAATATTCCATATAACCATTTTCCCCAACCAATTACAGTAGGCTTTCCAGAAGAAATTACAGGAAGCTTTTATAGTGATCCTGATGACATTCAACCATCAGGAATACTAACAAACGACCATATTCCATATACAGAAAAAGATCCAGAGCCAATAGAAAAAGACGATCTCGAAGTTATTGACATCAGGACAATTACGACGGAATCAGTCAATGGAACAGGAATCTTTGATCATTTCATGAGAGCTATTAGGAACCAACTCCAGCGAGAATGGGATGACGAAAAAATAGACAAAACACAATTTGCTGAAGCATATGTTTCTCAAATGCAACCAACACTGGAAAAGGCAATAGCCTATGCCAGACTTGATATGGAAGCAAGAGTACAAGCAATGGCTTTGCAGAAAATGGCACAAGAGATTGTAGAAATGAGGGCAAGTGGTGCAGAAGGCAGAATCAAATCAAGAGAAGACACAAGAAAAGTAGAAGCAGAAACAGAACTTACAATTGCACAAATAGCAGAAATGATGGAGAATGGAGCATCAGAAAGAGAACTTAAGAAATCTCAAATACAAGTACAAGAGCAACAAGCCCAATTGTACCATAGGCAGACACTTGGCTTTGATGATAAGCGCAAGGCAGACATTCTAAAAGTAATGATGGATACATATGCGGTAGTTGCATCAGAAATAGATGCAGACCCTTCTGTTCCAAGTGTATTTACTGCCCCAGCAA